ACGCCGTGCAGCTCAAGGCCGACGGTGCCTTGGGGGGTGTCCTCGGCGTCTCCCCCCAGGCCGGGTTCATGGGCAACTGGAAGGACCAGCAGCAGGGACGGGTGCAGTACGCCCAATTCCGAGGTTGGCTCTACGCCGCCATCAACGCTCTGTCGTCAGAGGCCGCTGGGCAGCCAGTCTGCGTGGGCAGGATGCGGGGGGCGGAGCCGGTGCCCGAGGAGGGCAAGCGGCGGCGTCCCAGCGGCTCCAAGACGTTTGTGATGCGGAAGATGACTAGCGCCGCCTACAGCAAGGCGGCATCCACGGAGTTGGAAGTGCTGAACGACCATCCGCTGTTGAAGTCGCTGGAGCAGCCCAACCCGTTTCAGTCCCGGTGGCAGTTCGTCTACTCGTTCGTCGCCAACCTGAACTTGACTGGTTGGGCCTACGTTGTGGTCGAGGAGGGGAAGAATGGCAAGTTGGACTTCTACAGCCTGCCGACCACTTGGGTGCGACCCGATCATAGCAAGGGGCCGTTCAGTGCCTTCAAGGTCGTCAATCCTTCTCACCCCGACGCCGCCTCCGGTGGTGAGACCCTGGACCGCAGTCAGGTGATGTTTGCCCACCTGCCAAACCCTAGCGACCCGTTGAGCGCCCTGGCCCCCGTGTCCACGCAGATGGCCGCGATCCGGGTGGACGATCACATACAAACCTCTCAGGAGCGGTTCTTTGAGAACGGCATCTTCCCCGGCGTCATCGTGACCGTGGGTAAGGACCCTCATCCCGACGTGCCCGGCGGGATGCGACCGAGGTTGACGGGGGGTCAACGCAGGCAGGTCATCGGGGCCATCCGCAAGGTGATGGGGGGCGTGGCCAACTATGGCAACCCCGCCATCGTGGACGGGCTGATCGAGAGTATCGAGCGGTTGTCAGCCACCCAGAACGAGATGGGGTGGGAGAAGAGTGAGGACAAGATTCGCACCCGCATCCTCAGTGCGTTCGGCGTCCACCCGTACATCCTCGGGGAGGCCGTGTCGGTGGGAGGCTACGCCCAGGTGGCCAAGATCGAGGAGCGGTTCAGCAAGCGGGTCAACACGTTCCTCGACATGCTGGGGACGATGCTGACTAACTACGTGGCCAACCGAAAGGGGCAGGAGGGGCCCGGCCTGCTAGTGTGGTGGGAGAAGACGGAGCCGCACGACCCAGGGCTGTACTGGGGCAACATCAATGCCGCCCGCGCCAGGGATGACATCAGCCAGAATGAGGTTCGTGCCCTGCTGGGGTTTGCACCTGACGAGGACAAGAACGAGTCGGTGATCGGGATGGCGGCGGCCGCCAGCATCGTGCAGTTGTTGACACAAGTGGGTGCCGGGGCGGTGAGCAACGAGCAGGCCAAGGCCCTGATGGTGGGGATGGGGCTGCCCGATGAGTTGGCCGAAGCGGTGGCTGGAACGGGTGCCCTCGCTCCGAAGACTGCTGAAGAGGACCTGGGGCAGGCCACGGAAACTTTACAACGGGCCGTGCGCAGCCTCAAGTCCTCTCCGGTGTTCATTGCGGAGCAGATTGTGAAGTCCCTAACGTTTGAGGAGAAGGGCGACCTCCCCGGCCATCCGTTCCGGGGCAACCAGTGGTCGGGCGGAGGGGATGAGGGGGGCGGGAGCAGAGGTGTTTCCTTTGACAAGTTCGAGGGTAAGCCCGCCAACCCTAACGGGCTGGACACCGAGCAGCAGTACCGCAACTCGGACGGCTCCTGGACGAAGGAACGCCAAGCCTTGCACGAGGCCATCATAGCTGAGCACTTCAAGGGTAAGACGCCCGTCGACAATCCGGTCAGTTACATGATGGGAGGTGGCACGGCGGCGGGCAAGTCCACGATGATCAAGACCGGCTCCGTCACCCTGCCTAAGAACACGGTAGAGGTGGACCCCGACGCCATCAAAACGAAGTACATCCCCGAGTACAAGCAGGCGGCTGCGGCGGGGGACAAGAACGCATCCAGTCTGGCCCACGAGGAGGCCAGTTACCTCTCCAAGGTGATCGCCAAACGGGCGTCCACCGAGGGGTATAATACCATGTTGGACGGCACGGGGGACAACAGCGTGGAGAGTTTGCAGTCCAAAACCAAGTTGCTGAGGGGTCGCGGGCAGAAGATCGAGGCCCACTACGCTACCTGCCCGACGGAGGATGCGGTGTCTCGCAGCAACGCTCGTGGTGAAAAGACGGGTCGATACGTGCCGGAATCCTTCATTCGCAAGAGCCACGCCAACGTGTCCCGCGTGCTGCCGGAGGCCGTGAAGATGGGTCTATATGACAACGTCACGCTGTGGGACACCGCCTCTGGTGGCAAAGCCGTCAAGGTGATGTCCGCCAAGGGCAAGAAGATGACCGTCCACGATCAGTCCCGCTGGGACGCTTTTCTGGCAAAGGGAGGTGAACAATGACATTGACTACCGATCAGATGATCACGATCATGACGGAACAGACGCTGGGCAAACCCCCCACGGTGAAGGGATCAGAGGCGGACGAGTTCCGCCGGGAGTTGGCCGAGGACGTCGCCAAGATCAAGGACAAGGGGGGAATCGTGGACATCCCTCACGAATGGGGCGTGGAATGATCTCCCTGGAAATCAAGACCGCCGTCGCCCTCCAAGCCGTCAAGGCCGCCACGGTCGCCGTGGAAGCCAAGGAGCGGTTGGTGCTGCGTCAGATGCGGAGGGCGGTGAGTCGGCAGATATTCCTCAAGCAGTTCGACGCAGCCGAACGCGACTTGCGGGAGGCGCTGGTTCCCCTGTTCCGCAACCAGGTGCGGAGCATGGCCCGGCGACTGCGGGGCATGGCCGGCAAGGTGGTGCTGGGGCTGGAGGACAAGGGGGGCCCCGGCTCCGGTTCCTGGAATGGCCCCGGTGACCCGAGGTTCGCTTGGGCCCCCGACACCGGCGGGGGCACGGGCGGAG